ACACTCAGCCGTCAGATACCGCATCGACAACGTGGCCCAATACTACTGGCAACATGAGAGAATCAATTGGGACCTCTCCGATGACCGCCATTTCCCATCTCTCGCCCCACCGCACCCGGTCACCTGGTTAGAGTACAAAATGCCCACCAGGTACGTACTCGAAGATGGCCCCATACATCGGCCCGATTTTGCAAACAGGTACGCCGGCTGCCTCATCAACACAATCGATCGGCGTGATGGCCCTGAATTTTTCAACAACCCTTCCAGGGCAGGCCTGGCTGATAACACACGCTGGCTACTGCAGTGCCTTATAACCATCAGCGACAAAAACAAACCGCTCTGGTGGTACGGCGAGGGCTGTCTGATAGCCGTCGCCGAAGATGGCAGTATCGGGATGGACAAAGATGGAAAACCATTTTTTCAGGTAATGGTCCGCCCCCAGCACAAGCACTCTCGGCAACACCAAGAGAGTCTGCGCCTGGCCGTCAAGCCAAACCTACTCACTTTTTCGTTCCTGGCCGCAAAAAACGTGATCATCATAGACCACGATCCCCGGCCCGTTCGGCTGAGCTCACGTCGAAGCCCAGCCAAGAAGCAGAACAAATCAGGCCGGGCATACACAAAACACCGCACGCTGGAGATTGCGCCATTGCGCGACGTACTCAGAGTCCGGAACCAAAAAACGGCAACCGAGACCGGTCGCCGCCTAACCAGCATCTCAATCACCAGAGGCCATTTCCGCACCTACACAGAAAAGGCCCCACTATTCGGCAAATACCCAGGCACATTCTGGGTTCCATCCTACGTCCGGGGCCATGGCGCAGAAAATAACCGCGACCGGGAAGTGAAGATATAAAGTAGAAAATGTCATTTGAAGAGAATGAATACAGAACCGGATTCCCCAAAAAATGCCCTACGTTACGTGTTGAAATAGTGCTGGCCGCCAACTGTCTGGGTTGTGAATTCCACAAACAGGATGAGCGTCTTTACTGGAGATGTGACCATGCTGAATATCAAAATGAGCCAGGTGTTCATTTTTGCCTGACATGCGGAATAGAACTCTGTTTTGGTGGCGCGAAAGGCGTCAAAAAAAACCAATACCCCTATTGCGGCGGGTCATCAGACAGATGTCGCCGCGACCGGGAAGTGAAAGTTTAGCCCATTTGCCGGCGGGCCTTAATTCTATTATGATGACTAATCTAGAATCAACCGGAGGCAACCAATGTCTAAAACAACACTGGAACACATCTACCAAGAAGCCAACCTGGATACCGTCATCCACTACTTCGCCAAAGACTTCCAACTACAACCAGGAACAGAACTCCTCGAAGTTGAATACTACGTAGACCCCTTCAAAAAAAAGGTGATCTACAAACTCTTCGTCAAAAAACACCCCGATCCCCCACAACCCACTCCTCCAACCCCACCAGATGCAAACGTCACCGGGCCACTCTACTAATGATCCAAAAACCCGCCTTCCCCCCACCCACCGGCCTTATCATCCCCTGGCCGGACAAAAACAATATCCCCCCAAGGTGGTCTATCACCCTGAAGAATATCCCCGTCATCGCCAATCCCGGCAATCCCCATCAGCAGCCACTCCAATCCACCGACTGGTGTTGGATACAGCGGCAGCCTGAGTAAGCAGTATTCAGTCCGCAAGAAAAAGGTGCAAAATGGATTTCAACGTAGAAACCGACAGAACATTTCGATACCAGCATATTTATTCATTAGCTGAAATTACAGCTAAATCCATTGAGGTTGATGAACCAACAGAGTACAGTAGTATTATGTACCTGGTAGCTCGCGCCAGTGATCGCCGCGAATATTGGTTCATAACAAAAGAAGATGGCTGGACGATAGATCATACCTGGTCATCGTTCAAACTAATTCGCAGTTAGACTTAAGCAGTGTTCAGTCCGCAAGAAAAAAGCCTCCCTGAGCAATAAGGCTCAGGGAGGCTTTATGAATTACCCTTCCAGGGCAGGCTTTCGCAATTTATAATTCATAATTCACCATTTATAATTCACACCCCTGCGCCTTTGCCCAAGTTTCCAGAGAAGTTAGCTTCGCGTCAATCCGCCGAAGATCGGCTTCGATCTGTTCAAGCGTCATAGGGGGAGGTTCGAAGAGCGGCAGGTAGCCTGTGCCAAAGTCATGCTCAGGGTTATAGGCTTTAGTATCATGCTTCAGGGTACCGGTACTATCCCATTCCGAAGCCAGATCGCCGCCGTCATGGTCATGGTCGAGGTTAAGGGTCATAAGGTCTCTCCTTGTCGAAGGCTCGCCGCAAGCCTCATAAGCTTAGTTTAGTAGATCCTCATAATAAAAGCAAGCGCAAAGTACGGCGGCAGGATATCCTGCGTCGCGCTGAGTGAGTTGGCAGTTGCGCCGGTCACATCGTGACCGTGTGCATCTGATCCCGTTGCGCCGGTCACATCGTGACCGTGGGCGTCGCTGGCGGTTGCGCCGGTGACATCGTGGCTGTGGTTGTCGTTGCCCATGGCTAGTGTGCCAACACCGTGGCCGTGGGCATCGCTGGCTGTGCTGCCGGTGATGCTATGGCCGTGCGAAACGTCGGCAAAGGCGCTCTCGTCGACGGCGCCCTGGACGTCGACAGTCGCCGGCGGCGCGATACTGGCCGCGGCTAATGTGCCGTTGCTATGGCTGTGGCTATCACTGGCCACGCTGCCGGTGATGGTGTGGCCATGGCTGTCTGAGGCTGTGGCGAGGGTGCCGTCTGTGTGCGAGTGGCTGTCTGAGGCGGCGGCCAGGGTGCCGTCTGTGTGCGAGTGGCTGTCTGAGGCCGCGGCCAATGTTCCATCTGCGTGGCTGTGGCGGATGTCAACGGTGGCCGCGCCGCCGGTATCACCAATGGCGTAGGTAGCGCCGGCAGCCACAACAAACTTATCCAGCAGATTAGGCGTACCAGACGTGCCGTCACACAACGCCCACCCATCCGGGATAGCCCCGGCGCTCCCGGACCAAAGGACAATACAGCCTATAGGCACTGTCCCGGCCACCTCCGCGCTATCATGGCGGTGACCTCCGCTCCCACCACGGCGACGGCTCCGCCGCGCCCGGGTCCGCCGCCGGCTTTTGCGCCGCGCCCGGCGGCTTTTGCGCGAGTGTTTGCGCCGGCCACGGCGCGTTTCCTCCTCCGTATCCAGCGCCCAGGTAAAGAGATCGCCCAGGTTCAGCTCCTGCTCCCAGGTCCCGTCATCCGAATCCCAGCGCTCTACAATCTCAATCACCCGACCACTACCCGCATCGCCCCCCCAGGGCGGCGCGGTGTAAGAAACCACATCGTACATCTGAGCAGAAAAATTCGGCCTTGAGACCAAAACCGCCGAGACCGCGTCAGCCTGCTCCTGCCTGAGCAGCGCCTCAGCATACTCCAGACACTCAGCATTAGAAGAGAGCGCCGGCTCCTCCACCGTCCGTAACCGGGTCTGGCCGGTGAGGGTAACCTCGGTCGTATTAGTAGCCGTACCCGAAAATTCCAGATCCGAGCCACCCAGGACGGTTACTTTATTAAAACGGGCGGTATTCTCACTGATCTGGGTCTCAGGCAACAGCGGATGCAGGCCCGTCGAGCCATTGCCAAAATCGTAATCATAGCCAACCGCCTCATCCGACTCGAGCAGCTTCCACAGAAATTCCCCATCCAGCCCAAAATAGAGCTCCTCATGACACTGCTCCATCACCTCGGCCAGCAGCTGATCCCCATCAGAAAAAATACCGGCCGTAAAATCAGTGCTAAACCCGAAACTCCCGGCATCGAGCGTCAGGCTAACATTAGTCAAAATCGATGCGGCAATCTGGCTGTGCGTCTGCGCGGTAAATGTAGTCTCCGACGAATATCGAAATCCCTCAAGAAGACCCCACATATCCACACAAGAAATCAAAAAGCGGCCGTCATCTAAATATTCCAGCGACTCAACCCAGCATCGAGGCAGCTCCTCCAGGAGCGCCGACCCACTCACCACCAGCCCGCGAGAAAGCGACACAACTGCGCCCCGCGTCAGGTTAGGATAATCCGTAGCCAGATCATCGAATTCATCAACCCGATTATCCAACCACAGCGCCAGGCCGCCCGCCTCGTTAGCGGCCTCTTCGTAGTGATACGCCCGGAGGTAGGCGGTCACGATGTGACCGCCTATCGTCAGCGAGACGCTGGGAATACCGCCCAGGGTTTTTTGGGCCGAGAGGAGAGACCTACTCGATTTCCAGCCTGTTAGTCGTCGGAGAACATCTACAAAGCCGCTCATAAGAAGTAGAGAGCTAACGAATGGTGAATGGTGACTTGCGGCGAGGCTTCGGGGGTGAGCCTCAGCCGAACCCTCAGTCGAACCGAATTATGAATTATAAATTGCAAAGTCATTCACCGTTCGGCTGAGGCTCACGTCGAAGCCATTCACCATTTACCATTCATAATTATTTAGGTGACGGCCGTCACCGGATCGGCGTTGGCGTCAGTAGTAACCGTGCGGGTGTTGAAGGTCGTTGAGCCATCGGTCTTTTTGATGGTCCAGGTTGTGCCACTCAGCGCGCTCTCAAACGCGCCCAGAATTAGCTCGGCCAGGCTGTGGTTGCCGGCGGTGTCCTCAACGTTGGAAACACTGCGGCTCAGTATCTCATCGGCGATGGCCTGGGCTGTGGCTGTGGCGATGACTACGCCGTCTGTGCCGGTGTCGGCTAAGATAGCGTCAATGAGCAGGTCGAGCCGCCCACCGTTGGCCCAATCCGCCTGTAGCTCGCCGGTATCGGCCAGGATGGCGTCGATGAGCAGGTCAAGCCGGCCGCCGTTGACCCAATCCGCTTGCAGCTCGCCGGTATCGGCTAAGATAGCGTCAATCAGTAGATCGAGCCGACCACCATTGACCCAGTCCCCCTGAAGCTCGTTGGTATCAGCCAAAATTGCATCGAGGTCTAGCCCGCCGGCGTCGGAGATCGGCAGGCCTCCGGCTGCGTCGGCGGCAGCTGCGGGCAGGGCAGTGCCGGCCAGGCCACGGGTGGCGCTGTAGGCGCTGTCTACAAGAGCGTTGTTGAGACCTGCAGCGCGAAAACCGATGATAGGGCCGCGCCAAGGCAAGACGCCGTCGGCGACGCCGGTAAACCAGCCAAATCCCTCTGTATCATTGTTAATACTGATCCCGCCGGAGGCGGGAATTTCGATGGTGTACATACCGCCGTCCTGGTGGCCCCAATCATAGACGCCGGCCGTAGTGGGGGTTACGACGGTAGCGGTGGTTGCGCCGGCGGTAGTTGTGAAATGCCAGATGAGTTCGAGGCCGGCTGCGTTGTAGGCAATGGTTTCCTCGCGGGTTTTGAAGTCGGTGTCATCCAGTAAGGGCAGGATGTTGACAGGGACTTCGGCGAGGGCTGTATCTACGTCAAGCCACAGGTCAGGCATCGTGAAAACTCCTATTGCTGAGCATATGCGTACCAGGGATTGCCTGGCACCGGGCTATAGTCGATATCCAGCCGGGCCGCGTCGGGGGTGCTGTCGTCATAGGTGGTCCAGAAGTTATAAACGTCGCTGCCCGATCCGTCGTCGCGGACAATGATTTGGATGACCGAGGGGTCGTAGCTGTCGGCCAGTTCCTGGATGATGGCTGACAGGTCCGGACTGGTGGCGTCGGTGGAGGCTACGCTGTCCTCGTCCCAGTCCACAGAGGCCGTGGTGAGGGTGATGGCCTGGAACTCCGCCGCGTCGGTGGGGGCGGCCGGGGCGGTCTGATCGTCGGCGTAGATTTTTTGCAGCACGCCGGGGCTGTTGGCGGCGAATTCGCCGCGCAGGGTCAGGGTGGCCGTGTCAATGGTAACCGAGGTCAGGCCGCTGACGCCCGTGAACCTGGCCCAGACGCCGAATGGAACGGTAGAGACATTGCCGGCGATCATCCAGAGTTGGGTGGCGTTGAATGATGCGCCGGTTTGGCCGGCGTGGCCGTCGTCTGCGGATGCGCCGACCTGGAGGTTGAGGGTGGTCATGGGGCTGGGGGCGTTCGCCGTTGCCCCACCAGGTCGCTGACGCCGGGCCGGGCCAGCAGGCCGAGGGGATCGGCTGTATCCGACCGAATACGGGCGTCGCGGCTGTCGGGTGGTACATTTTGCCGACGCTCCAACCGCAGACCATAGCGCTCGATGTTGGCGATGATCTCTGCCGGGACGTCGGTGTCAGTCGTTAGCCAGTAGCGTGGATCGGGATCAGGATCGGGTAGCGGCGTGAAGGGAAAATCTGGCGGAATCTCCATTGGGCCGGTGTAGCGGGTGTGGGTAGCCGCGATTTGCATAACGAAATCGTTACGGTGGATCAGGCGAGCGCCGTTATAGAAATCGACCTGGAGGTAGAGATGGGTGCTATTTTCCAGAGTTTCGATTTTGCCGATCTCGTACTCGTAGTCCATTCAGATCAAATTCCCCGTCAGGCATACCGCCAACAGCGCCACCAACCCGACCAATACTACCAATATCAACAGGCCCTGCCGGTCCTTTCTATTCATCCTTCTCATCCTTCACCGCCGGGGTCAAGCGCTCGCGAAATTGCTCCAAAAACGCCTTCCCCAACTCGCGCAGCTCGTCAACAGTTTGCCGGTCAAGCGTTACCTGCTCCACCAGGTCTACCCCCCGGCTCAGACAGGCATACCCCACCGCGCCCAAAACCAATATCCCCTCATCCCCCACCCGAAACGTAGTCGTAACCTCACTATCCAGGCCGTTCAACGTGTGGAGCTTGTTGTAAAAAATCCGGGCAGTGTCCGAGGTCTCAAGCGCCGAGCCATCGATGATATCAACCTCCTCATCCTCCGGCCACCACACAAAGCGCCTGGACAGGCGCTTATCATCACTCGTGCTATAAGGCGCCCAAACGTCAACCACAGAAACCAGGTCAGAGACCCCGCTAATATCAATCTCCCGGCCATTCGTCGACAGCACCGATGTCAATGCCAGACTGGTCTTGGCCAAAAGCGGCCGGTGCTGGCTGTACTCAGACAACGCCAACCGAATAGCCTCATCCACCGACCCGGTCGCCCAGATACTATTCCCGGTATCCAGCAAATTCTGCTCCACCCGGTCACGCAGAGCAGTAAGCGTCGTAGAAGATGCGCTCATAACAATTGTGAATTACTTCGCAATTTACCATTCACCATTCACCATTCACCACCGGCTCCCCAACCGGGCCCAACGGCCCGTCCATCGCTTGGGCACGCCATCAAGCATCGCCCGAATGTTCGGATCCAATACCAACGGTACAATCCGGCTAATTTGATTGGCCGCGATAAATGAGCCGTACTTTGTTTTTGGCCCGTCCCAGATCCGCAGCGAGATCAGCACACAGGCCCGCTCAATAGCCTCCGGCGTGGTCGAGCTATAGCCAATGCTGCCGGTCACCTCTACCGACCGAAAATCGGTCGGAAAGGTCAGCGAGCCAAGTTGAGACCGCTCGATGGCCGTGTAGGGTATGCCATCCGTGGCCGCGTTATATGGCCATAGCTCATAGTCATCCGACGTCCAGGTCCGCTCAAACGTCCGGTCGCCATCCTCGTCGGTTTTAAGCGTGGTCAATGACAGCAGGTCATCTACAACGCACAAATGGGCCGAGACCGGCCGGTAGTACCTGGTCTCAGACGCTGCATAAAATCGTCGCCCCCGGTCGCGGTCAATCCAGCGCGAAACGCCCTCGATGATAGACTCAAGCACCGCTGTGTCATCACCCAGGGTCTCAACGCCCTCGATCCGGTCAGTCACCTGATTAACGGTCGCGTAGCCGTTAGTAATGGCCAATTAGTCCATCCCCCCGCTCGGCTGAGCTCGGTTCGGCTGAGCTCGCCGCAAGCGCCGCAAGCGCCGCAAGCCTCATCTCAATTCGATCAATCTGAGCTTGTACGGCTCGGCAGAGCTCGGTTCGGCTGAGCTCGCCGCAAGCGCCGCAAGCGCCGCAAGCCGACGGACCAATCACCACGTCCTCACTAAAATCCAGGCTCTGAGTGTGCGCCTGAGAAGGGTCATGAGCCATTACATCATGAGCATGCGACGGATCAGGATTTTTTCCCATTTACTACCTTCGCCGCCTCCTTCCCCAAGTCCGCCAGGCCCTGGCCACCAATATAAATCCCCAGCGGTCCCACAATCAGCAGCACCTCCTCCACCGTCATCCCTGCCCGCAAGGCAAAAAACGACAGCAACGAAGCTATAATCGCAGCCAAAAGCTTCTTCTTACCTTCAAGAATGTCCCAGGACATATTTATCACCCTCCTTTGTCAATCAAATGTCGCTCAACATCGGCCTTGACAATCCGGCCGCCGGCGCCCGTGCCTTCTATATCAGACAGACTTAACCCAACTTCAGCCGCCAGCTTCCGCGCGCCATCCGATGCTTCAGCCTCAGCCTTATTAGCCTCAACCCCAAACTCAAAAACCTCCTCCGGCCAGTTGTGCAGCAGCCGCGAGGCCGTGTACTCCGACACCACCCCATCCGCGTTTTCTACCCCGCCCTGAACGCCAAACTTACCATCTCCCAGGTCTACCGCAGCATGATTTGTCGCCAGGTAGACCCCAGGCTGGTAGGTGTACCCCTCAAACGTAACCCGGCTCTTTAATTCCAGTTTTTTCACTGCCATCAACCACCTCCGTCATCGTAATAAATTTCCAACGTCACAGCCGGGTCCAGCGCGTCAGATTGGCTGACCGTAGCCACCAACTCATCGGCCACCGGGTAATAGTCCACCACCGGCTCCGTCGAGTCATACGTCCGGCCCGTTGCCCCATTATCGGTCACCTGCACCGTTGGAAAAAGTTGCGTGTCACTATTATTGTCCGTCATCGAGACAATATTCGTGGCGATTAAATCAGAGACCTCAGCCAACGTCAGGTCGGTCGTGGCCGGCGCGCTGCCGTGATAGACAACATCCACGCGCACAATGCGCCCCTGGATCGTCTCATCGGTCGTGGCCGTTCCCGTCGCCGAGCCGGCTTCGCCGGTGGTGACCACCTCAAGCCGCGTTTTTTTTAGCATGAGAGCCTACCTAACTGTTATCATAGGACGCCAGGCAGTTCCAGGCGGAGCCATTCCAGATAAAAGAAATCGTGTCACCGGCATCTAAATTAACATCGGCCTTGCACTCCACCGTTCCACCCGTCCCATCCAAGGTTATGACGCCGGTTGCGTTGATATTATGCAAAATGAGCAAATCGCCGGTTTCACCACCAGAGGCAACACAGGTTGACGTGTCACAGGCCGCCCCCGCCGCCGCCGTAGTAAGTGGCTGGTACGCTCCCGTAGGAGTAATGATCGAGCCTTCGGTAAGACTAATAGTTGACTGCGCAGACAGATTCAGAAATGTTCCAATATCCACATCGGCCGCGGCGTTCACGGTCCCATCCAATCTGGCCGTGCCATCAACTTCAAGGCCGCCCTCAATATAGGCGTCCTCGCCATTCAGAGAGGTGCCAGGCATCCCGTTCCCCACGGCAAAATTACCGGTCAACAAATCAACCCGGCCGGTGGCCGCGCCAAGCGTAATCGTGATAACATCGTCAAATGAGGCCTCAAGGGTTGTGTCCTGATCAGCATCGAGCGTCAACGTGTTGGCGGCCAGGTAAAAACTGCTGGCCGTCATCGAGTAGGCGTCCGAGCCGCCAATTTCGATGTCAATCTGATCATCCGTGTCCGCCGTTATAGACGTATCGTTATCGGCGTCCAGATCAAGTTGCCCGCCGGCGAAGTCCACCAGGCCCGTCGCGCCGTCAACCTGGAATTCCAGGGTTGACGCCTCATCCGAATAAACCGTAATATCCGTCCCATTCCACGCCTCGACACAGTTGCCGTCCGACGTGAAACACTGCAACTTGCCCCTAAGGGCTACATCCGCCAGGGCGCGACCCTCTTCCGTCCCAACAGACAACGCCAGAAGAGACCCCAGCACAATAACCGCCGCCAACAATGCAACACCCAGCAGCTTCAGCACCCGCCCAGCCAAACGAAAATCAAACATCACACACACCTCCCTTATGAATGGTTAATGGTAAATGGCGAATGGCGAATGGTAAATAATTTATAATTCACAATTTACCATTCACAATTCAGATCGTAATGTTGTAACTCAGTCCCACCATCCCCGCTTCTTTGAAGCCGATGTCAAACCTGGCAGAGCCAACAATATAGCGAGCATCCGCGCCGGGCAGCCCAACCACGCGCACCCGCGGCCGCCGCCGCCACCCAACCATAATCCCGCGCTTGTTGATGCACATGAACGAGCCCTTGGTATTATTGTTCCCGGTCGAGCTAATTTTACCGGACGCATCCGTCAAGCCATAGTTCTCACTCACAATCAGCGGCACGCCAAACAGCGACCCCAGCTGGCCCGTCAAAATCGTGGCCGCCGAGCCGAAGTGGTCAAGCGTCAGCACCTCACTGAGCAGCTTAGCCTTGTGCCAGACGCCGGTGTCCAGGATAAAGGCCTGGTCGCGCGGATTCACCCCAAACTTGCCACCCGTCCCCATCAGAGACTGAGTAGAGCCGAAGTCATCAATCGTCAGCGCTCCCGCGTCGCGGCTGTCGGCCGCGGTCGTAATCAGCGACTCATGACGCAGACCGTCTACCACCAGAAAGCGGCTGGTAGCGCCGATTGCGCCGCCATCATTAGAGATGTTTGAAGAGCCGGTACTCTCATCACCGCTGATCAGCGCCTCGTCCAGGCCGTGGGCAAATGACAACGCGTACTGGTCCCGGAACTGCGGTTCCGAGGCAATAATACCGTCCTCCTCCTGCTCCTCCGACCAGTAGGAGATTGCCCCCAGTTTTCCGGCGCTGAATGTCGTTTTATCCGTGCCGATTTTCGAGTCGGTGAACGGGCCGCCCGTTAGAACCAGTTGGCTCTCATCGGCGGCTTCCCCCACAGTATACAGGGTCGGGTCCGTCGATTCAGTTGGGTAGTCAAACGGCTGGGAGGGCATATCAAACTGCATAAACAGCGGCAATACCAGCGCCTCCAACCGAATGGTCCGCCACAGTTGAGCCGACATCAGCGTCGGCACCCACTCATCGCCAAAACCCGCCTGGGTCGAGTAAATCAGCTCGTCGCTTTTGACGGCGATTTCAACGATTTGCCGGATGCCAAGGCCGGTCACCACGTCTCCGGAGACATCAAACCCGCCTTTATGCAGGCGATGGTCGCTTTTGATGTCCAGCGCGCTGGTCTTATCGTCCACCTCAATATCGGTCAAACCACGCGGAATAAGCGCCTCAAAGTCCAAGGCAGGCTTCCGCACCGGTTGGCCATTCCTGACCATTACAACATCTTCTTCCCGCGCCATCTTCACCGCTCGCCCGGCCAGCGCCCGCCAGAACTTAACCGACGGCTGCCGGCCGTAGGAGCGCATCACCTCATAGCGAACGCACAAATCAAACGTACTCAACCGGTCATAGGGCGAGACCCCAACCAGGAAGTTGGCCGGGATCGTAATCCGGCCATCAGCCTGATAATTCATCCCAACCACAGGGCCTGTCGCACCGGCGGCCTTCGCCGCCGCCAGGCTAACCTTGATCTGATTCATCTCCACATCAAGCTGCTTATTTTTTTCTTCTACCTCCTGCAGCTTCGCCTCAGCCTCTGCAATCTTGCCCGCAGACGCCTCCTGCACCACGCCAACTGCCTCATCGACCACCGCCTTCAGCTCGGCTTTCCGATCCACCTCAAGCTGCTCGGCCGCCGCGCGCTCGGCCATGATTCTATCCAGACGCTCCTGCACCAGAGCATCTATATCACCACCACTCATGCTAACCTCCCTGGTCTTCCGACCTGATAAAATTAGGTTTTTATATTTATCCGGGTCCAAACCGCTCGGCTGAACCCCGCCGAAGCCACCCGCCTTTTTTTTGTTTTCACTCTCAGAAGCGCCCCCACGCGCTTCTTGAAGCTCTTCAAACGAAATACCCTCAAACAATCCGGCCCAGCCCCGCAGCCGTTCGTCAGGCGGCATCTCAATCTCGCCGTTTAGAATCTCGTTCATAGTACCGGACTCAATCCCGGCCGCTTCAGCCGAAGCCTCAACAGCCTCCGCACGAGACCAATCATTTTTCTCCATTACCTGGTTCAGGCCGCGCTCAAGCAGAGAAATCAGCCGCTGGCCCTTGACCTCCAAACCCATCTGAGCCGCCACCATCGCGGCCATATCCGCCTTCATCGCGCTATGGGCGCTCGGAACGCACTGCTTGCCGCCCTCCATTATCGAAATTTCAAATAACGGCCAATTCACCACCGCCTTGGTCCCATCCGGCAGCTGCTCCCGTTTAACCAGGTAATGGAACGACCCCAGGGACAAGCCAACATCCTGGGCCTGCTCCAGCCTGCTCCAGGCCCGGTCGCCGGCGGCGTCAAACCCCACATTCCCTTCAACCCACAAACCCGTCTCGTCAATCTTAAAGGCCCTGGGGTCCCAGTTCCCCACCGGCGTCGAGCCGAAGTCAGGATGCAACCCATGGAGGTAAAGCATCATCGGCGTAACTTTCCCGATGTACGGCTCAATCGCCCGCTTCTCCATCCGGTCATCCTCGCAATCCTGCTCCCCCCACACCGTAGCGTACGAGCCAATACGGCGCGTCGCTACGTCCAGCATCTTTATCGCCTTCGCTTCACATAAAGACATCTTTACCTCCTCGCCTAAACCAAATCGGTATCAAAATCGCTCTGCTTACGCGCCATCCCCTACCTCTCTAAAGTCAAGATAGTACTCGCGACCAACGGCAAACACATCCGCCTGAACTGAATGAAGCTCAACTGACCCTGATGGCGTAGCAGCCCAGAAGCGCTTGTTCTCCTCGCTCCCATCAACAACCGCCTGGAAGCGATAAGACCAGAGAAGTTTCTGATCTCCCCAACCCATCTCTGCGCCAGCCGCCACACACAGAAACTTGCATCGAATCGGTTCATCTGCCATTAGACAACACGCCCTCCGGGTTTAATAAAGATGGTATAAGACTATTATCAAGGCCAGGAAAAGAAAACAGGGGGATAACCAACGGCGACCATTTCAAGTTGTTCTCCCGGCAGTCAAAACAATGCTCAGCTAAGACCGCCATCTCCCAGTAGCACAGCCACGATTTTAGCCGGCGGTCAAACTCAATCTCCCACCAGCACCGGCAGTAGGAGCGACACTCCTGGTTCCCATCGCCAGGCAACTCCGGCAACCTGAGCGGAAACCCCAACAGCCCCTTGATTTTGGCCCGCTCAAAGGCGGCCACCGACGAGCCAAAATACTGGTACGCCCGCGCCCCAATCGCCTCCGGAGACATCTCCCCGAAACCTGTAACCCGTTCAAATTCGGTCAAAAAGTCGTTCTGGCGGCTCAGACGCCCACGTAACCAGGCTTCGTCTTCCGAGTCAAGCTCCCGCCCCAGCCCCAGCTTGTATTGCTCTTCATACAGCGCATCGAGCGCCGACCGCATCTCCTCCCCCCAGGCCGGCAGGCTCAGCCCACCACGCACCAGGTCCCCCGCCAACTGGTAGGCCGCCGGCCGCAGCCGCTCAACCATAGCGTTTCGCTCCTCAACCGGCCCGCGATAGCGCCCGGCCTTAGATGCCTTAGATTTTGTCACCAGAGACGAATCAGAGGGATTAAGAGCCAGATCCGAACTGTCCACCCCAACCGTAGACTGCGCCGGGTCGCGGCTGGGATGCGGCGGCTTTTCGTCCCGACCCCCATCAGGGGTGGAAAAAGAAGAAGATGGGCCAGCAGGAGGAGGGGTCGGAGTATCGCCAGGCAAAACACCCCAGGATTTAGCCACAAAAAAACCGCTCTCCGGTCCAAGGCTCTCAATCAGCGTTTTAATCGCCCTCGAGCGGCTGGCCGCCGCCGCCCCCCGTAGGCTCTCAATCCTGGCCTGAATTTCCTTATCCACCGGCACCACGTTCACAAAATGCGCTTCAGCCGGCGGCGCCCCTGGCCAGTGTGGCAAAATCGAGGTAATCTCACCGGCAATCTTCTCGAGCAGCGGAGCTACCGTCCAGGCCCGCGTTACATGCTCAGCAACCTTAGCGGTCGCCCAATTCACATCCTCAGAAAAAACCAGGCCCGGGTGAACGCCAATAACCCCAAACACCCTCACCCGGTTCAAGCGCGCCTGAGGAACGCTTTCGCTTTCACGCGGCGAGAACCCCCACTCCCGGATTTTAAACCCGGCCCACAGCGGAAACATTTTATGCCAGTTCCCAACCCCCTTCATGCGGGCCTCCCACAATCGCTCCATCAGATCAAGCTCCGTTTCGTCAATCTCGGCCCGATCCGACTCTATAATTGCCGAAGGCCGAAACGCGTTTTTAAACATCGCGTGCGCCGACATCTGAGAGGCAATGTCTGCCGCGCTGGCCAGGTTAGCCGGACGCACCCGCCCCAGGGAGTTGTAGCGATTGAGCGGGTTGAATTCGGTCACCCTCATAATCGCATCGGGTTCAAAAATCGTCCGCTCACCGCCCATATTGAACCGGTATTCCGAAATAAACCTTTCAGCATCAGGCACAACCGTGATCGATTCCGGAATCAACCACCACATGGCCACCGGTTCCCCTTTCAACGAAATTCGCCGCCCACCAGGCAAACCTCTCGGTCGCCGACCGTCATCGAGATGAGTAAACGACCCTTTCGGCGACAGAAGCAGGGTTGTAACCATAGCCTCGATAAAATCCGCCCGGCTATCAAAGCGATTTGGCCGCTCCCACAGTGTATAGAACGGGTGTTCTTCCCGCTTCAGCCGGGCCGTTTCCAGCGGCATCCCGGTCAGGGGGTCCCGCTCACCATTCGGATCAAAAAGAGCCAACTCACAGCTTGAGGAAATGTCTGCCAGCTTTTTAACGCACATATAAATCAGGTCTGACTCGGTGTACCGTTCAGCCGCCTTAACGTAACTGTCGGCGGCCGGCAGATCGGCCCAACCATCCTCCCCGGCCGCCCACTCAGCCGCCCGGGCGTACCCGCGCACCCAGGCCGGCGCGCGACCGCGTGGATTATGTGATTTGCGAGCTTGCCAGCCCAAACGCTCTAAAAGTGCCGCCATAGAACCTTTATTAAGACCTATCCTCAGAGACTATCCACACCGTTTTCAAGCCGCCGTTGACGGCCAGGCCACCGGGGACACATGATCGCTCCAGATAACCGGCATCGTGGTAAAGACGTAGATTCTGCTTCACACTCTCATGTGTTTTGCCAAGTCCGGCAGCGATCTCCGGAGCAGATTGCCCTGGGTTATTAAACACATAGACCAGTAGCTCTGTCCCGCGTAGCCGCCGACATTTTCGCGCTACCGCTCGCCGATAAGGGGGAAATATAAGACTGACATCATTCATGAATCTCAACCATCTTCCGGTGCCAGACCGCCGCTACCACTGTCAGCAGCCAGAAAAACCCGCCAACCGCCAACGCATCGAGACGAGGCGCGCCCAACAGTACACTAACAAAACTCAACGAAGCCAACGTAGAAGATAAGATTTGCAGATAGTAACTAACTCGCATTATGTAGACCTAAAATTTTCAAATCCCGCCCGCCCACCCAAATAATTTGCGGAAGCCAGAGGGGGTTTCGGGAGATCTTCGAGAGATATTTTCGAGTTCTCGTTGCATCCGTTCGCCGCAACACGCACCGACCGCCGCCACGCCGCGCCGGGCGGCAGGGGGGGGCGGGGGGAGGGGGTCAGAAGGCCCAAAAGTCTTATCCCGGAAAACAACAGGGCAAAAATGACCAAAAACAGCCTCATTTTCCACCTATCATTTTTCGTCCGATTCACCCATCTCATCCAACTTAGACTCCAACCAGCGCTTATAGTTTGGCCGGGAAACCAACTCAGCCCCCACCAACGATTGAATAACCGCGTCCGCCTCATCAGTAGAAGCCCCCTTGATCCGCCGCGCCACATCGTCTTTCTCCTCGACCTTGATACGACTACCGGACAGAACCCGATACTTCGGCGTGGTCAGCTGACCAATCAGGTCATCATCACGCGGCAACCCCACATCCACCCCGCTCTCCGGATCAAGCATTTCTCGGACCAACCACCACGCCGCCGACCGCGTATCGGCAAACCCAAACTCATCAGAGTCATCGCGGCGATCCGTCTTCTTCCGCGCATTGAAGGGGAGGGCATTTTCAAACCCCCGCTCTTTCAGCCTTTGATAGCAGCCCAGCCCAACACCAATCACATCTATAAAGGCCAGAACTTCCTCGTTCCCTTCCGCGCCGAGAATCCCGCCGATGCGCCCCGCCAACTGCATCGTCGCCGTATCCTCATCCCCCCCAGGGTATTTCTCCAACTCCCCCACCTTGAAACCCTCATAGCAGCGAGCAATCACCGACTTATTACCATGCTCTGCCCCGGAGGCCACATCCGCCCCAACCGCCTTCAACCGTGTCGGCTCACCGTTCGGCGCGCTCACAGTCGAACCGTCCCGCCACACCTCCCAACGCTGCACCGCCAACTCCACCCAGGCCAGCGGAATAACACTGCTCTTGTCTTCCGCAGCGAACTCCCCCACCACCCGGTTCTTAAACAGCGCTGAGGATTCCCCCCACTGCTTTCGCCGCTGCTCCACCCAGTCGGCGCTAATTCGCCCGGCCTCTATCGCCTCAACCGTGGTCACCTTGCGGGCCGTCCAATCCTCATACCCCGCCCGGCGCGAGTGGATATGATAAAACCTTCCTTGCGGCTCGCCGGGCGTCGAAACCGCCAGAGCCAGCGCCTCACCCTGCCCGGAGAACGCACCCTCGGCGGCATCGAACGATTCATCCGGGATAGCCTTACTCTCATCAAACAGATACAGCAGATGATCCGCATGCGCCCCCTCGATGAGCTCGTAGTTATCGCTGGCCAGCGCGAACGCCTCGCCAGTATCAAGCTTCAGCGACAACGCCCGGAGCTCCCACCGGGGATGAAACGGATCCCTCCCAATTTTTTCCCATAACAGTCGCCTGGACCATTTATGAACCTCAGGCCAGAGATACTTGGTCAACTGCCGCCAGGCCGATGCCATAGTCGGCAGCTTCCAGTCTCGACCATCGCGGGTCAGAGCAAAAGCCAGAACCACCCAGGCGCACAGAGCCGACTTGCCCAACCCGTGCGGCCCACGGATCGAATAACGGCCGGCAACCGGCAGCGACCCCAACGCCTCCCGCTGATACGGGGTTGGCCCTTCGCCCGGCGGCCAATCGAAGCAATCATAAACAAACGCCTCCCAGTCGCGGAAGTAAGTCCGCTGGAAGACCGCGTATTTATCCTCTCTACGCCTCGCCGCTAACAGCCGCTGCTGCATCCGCAGCCGATCCAACCCCAGCGAAATCGAGGCCGGCCGACTCAAAGAACTCTCTAGCAAGATCCTCTCCCAACGCCTCTATTACATCAAGCCGGGACAAATCCCCGGCCTGCCATAAATCCATCATCTCCCCACGCCAATCATAGGCCGTCCCCAAACCAACCTTCCCCGCCGTCGACAAATCAGCCCGGTCTAAAATCGCAATGGCCGCCTTCAGCTTGTCCGCATCCCGAACCGCGCCGCTCAGCAACCCCCGCAGAGTGGCCACCGCCTCGAGCGTGGTCAGCTTCAATTGCCTCGAAGCCGCCTGCAGCGCCCCCACCATGGTCTCATTCCGGGCAAGGTCCAAACACTCTACAAACACACGGCTCTTCTTCCACTTCTGGTAATAGGCCGTATACGAGGCCGCGAAGCGCCACAACCGGCCCGCCTCCCGAGCCGAACACTCATTATCCTGATGCTCAAACAACAACTGCTTGCGATCCTCCCGACGGTCCGTCGACCGGCCAACCTGCCGGCCGCACCACTTACAAGAGTACGTAGTCTTAATCAACCGGGACAACGGGACGCCATCAGTCTCCGCCGAAACAATCATCCCAATCGCCCGCCGCTGAGGAGGCGACAGCATACTCATTTTCTGTTCAAGCTCATCCGACCATGCACTATTCATACAGAACCAATAAAAGTTTCAGAGAACATCTATCACTACACGCAAAGAGAAAGGGGGGGGCAAAAAACGCTACCCCTCCCTTTCAAATTCATCCTCAATCAAATAGTCAATGTAAGACTTCGACGGCTTATAATCAACCATCCGCACCTTATGCCCCTGCCGAGACAACTTATTCGCAAAGGAGACCGCCACCGCGAGCGACTTAAAATCATGGCGCTTTCCATCGGTATTGTCATACACCGTCTTAACGTACTTGACGGAATCAGGAGTAGTCATCCCTATCCTCCTCCCTCAAAAACTTCCGGCCCGCCCCCAACTCAACCACCAGCAGAAACAGGCAGGAATAAAAAAACTTAACCATCACCTTCGGCCCGGCCTGGCGAACCGCCTTAGCCATAGTCCGAGGCTCAATATCCTCAAACAACCCCCGGAGAAAGGGCAAATCATCCAATGCAACATAATGACTATTCCTGGCGACCGTCAGCAGATCATGCATTCGCACCAACGCCTCCCGCAGAGCAGACAACTGCGCCAGAACCTCCGAACGAGTCCTGGCCTGATCGATCATATCTACCCCCCGGCGAATGATCTCAACCTGATCGATCATCTCCCCGGCCGCCCGATCCATCGCCGTTTCGGCGCGTGAGTTCCGTCGAACGCTCAATCCTCATCTCCCCTCATCTCCTGCAGCCAATTCAGAGCCCCACGCGAGAGTAAAATCGCCGCTACCTGCTCCTGAACAGCCCGAAAGCCGCCAACCTCCTCCCGAAAGGACCCGAACGCATCCAACATTTGCCGATTAAGCTCCTCCAGCCTGACCTGCGCCTCACGGTCGAGCACCATCTCCTCCAGTCGAAGTTTATGCTCCAGCTCCTGCCGCCGATCCAAATGCGCCTGAATCCACGGCCAGCCAGAGCGAGAAAACCAACGGCCAGCGCCCCACACCACCAACACCACCAGAAAACTTAAAATATGCTCCGGGTCAAGCAACGTCAGCAGAGCCGTATAAAAATCCTGCTGCGCGGCGAGTCGAACGGCAACGAATGACGAGGCTACCATCACCGAAACCAGCAGGACCGGAATTGCCACAGATTGAAACATAAAAACTGGCCCCGGTCTGTGTAGATGGCGTGACCGGGGCCAGCTTGCTAAGGAGGGAGAAAAACACCTGCCGACGCACAGCCACAAAAACAACTGCGCCATCAACAGTCAACACCATCTTATCATAAAACGCCTGACACAACAAACATTAAAGAAAAAGCAATCCAAAAAACAGAAAATAAGGAAACGAACGACAATTGATAATTCGCCATTCACCATTCATAATTCCCTACCCTGCCAGGGCAGGCTCCCTACTCCCTACTCCCTACTCCCTACCCTGGACAACTTCACCATTCACCATTCACCATTCATAATTCATAATTCCCTACCCTGGGGCAGACTACTTACTGCTTTTTTTTGGATCGATAAGCGTCGGCTCGACCATCCAGGCCACTACCCCAATCGACCGATCTACAAATCCACCTTTCCCCGTCCGTACCCTCCGCCGCGATACAACCTCGGTCGCGCAAGCGCCGAATGAGAATCGGGCGCTACCGCGTTCTTGCCGCGCGTACCCCCGCTTCGCCAACCGCTCTCCCTGCTGAGGTTTAGTCGCGGCCCCTCGACCATCCACAGCCGCCAACCTGGGTTGGTCATTCAGGTATCTCCTCGCGTTGCTCCGTTCCAATCAACCGCAGTGGGGCCGGAAGTGGCCCAAACTACGGGCCACCGTGGGGGGGAGTACCCCCCCAAACCCCCCGCTCGAACCTCAAACAAAAAAAACACGGGGAATTATACCACAGGGGTGGGCGGGCTTGGTTTCGGCTGAGGCCCATGGCGTTAAGCCAGGCTCTGCACAACAACCTAGCCTGCGTTCAACCCGCCCACCCGTCTCGGCAAGCCCACGTGTATTTCGATTGTCACATTTTGCTGTGGCCGTATTTCTTTAAGGTATCCCCAAAACACTTGCCCACCAATGGCCCTGCCCAGGTTCGCCCCTCTACAAACCGAAGGCGAACCGCTACCTTAAATAAATACTCGTTTCATTCAGAATCCTTCCCCACGTCGTAGGGCTTGCCTTCGCCGGGAAACCCCTGTGGTAAACCCGTGTTTGGTTTTTTTTTGTTTTTTTTGTTGTTGTGTTGCGGCAGGCAACACGGGCCGGGCGCTCTCCCCCCCTCGTCCGGCTCTCCTTTCTGGGGGGGCGTTGGGGGTTTTTTATGTCTGCTTCTTCTGTGGTTAGTTCTGCTTCTTCTCTCTGGTTGTCCTTCGCTCTTTCGTCCGCTGTCCGCGGCGCGTCTGTTGTTTCGTTTGGCGCTGGTTGGGGTTGGGTTGTTTTTGTTGGGCCTGGCTCTGTTGCCCGCGCGTCCGCCGCTGCTCGTTGGGCTCGTTGGGTGGGCCTGGTTGTCGCGGTTGGGTCCCCTTGGCCTGGCGCGTGGGGCCTGGTTGTCGGCCCGTCCCTCTCTCTGGTCTGGCCCGCCGCCCGTGGTCGTCTGGCCCGCTTTTCGTTTGGCCGCTTGGGGCTGCGCCGGCGGTTTGTCTCTTAGTTGCGTTTCCCTGGGGGTGTCTCGTGTCTTTTCCTTCTCCTGTCGTTGGCGTTTGTGGGTCGCGTTCTCTGTCCGTCTCTGCGGCTGGTTCCCTGGCCGGTCAGCTGGTGTCCGCCCTGGCCGGGGCCGGGTCCCGGTTGGCGGTTGGGTGTTCCGCTGGCGCGGATCAGGTTGTCCTTTCCTCTGCGCTTCTCGCGCTTCCCCCCGCCTCGGTTTCGGTCTGGTCTGCCTTTGGCCCTGGCGGGGCCGGGGCCGGGTCTGCTTCGGCGGTTGGCGTGGTTTGTTCCGCTGCCCGCTCCGGGGCGGCCGTCTCCTGGTGGGCTGGCGGGTCTGCCTCGGTCCCCCTCCGTGGCCGGTTGGCGGCCCGGTCTGCGGCCCTGGTTCGGTCCTTGCCTGCCAGCTCCTGGTTTGTCGGGCTGGTCTCGTCGGCTTGTCCGGCCGGTTTGGTCCCTGGCCGGTCCTGGGCCGGTGGGGGCTCCGGCTCCTGGGCGGCCCTGGCCCTGGCGGCGGGCCTGGGTCTGTCGGTTGCGGTTTTTGCTGCCGGCGGGTGGGCCTGGTCCCCTCCGGCCTGGCCCGCCGGCTCCTGGGTTGCCGGGTCTGGCCCTCTGGCCGGGGCTTGGGTCTGGTCCCCGGCCCGGCAGTTGTCGCTTTTTTAGCGGTGGTTTTTTTCTCTGGCCGCCTCCCCTGGTGGGGCGGCCTTTTTTCTTTGGTCTGGGGGTGGGGGGGGGGGACGCCCAAGCGTGTCTGCTTGGGCTGGACCACACCTGCGCGGCTACGCCGTGCCTGGCTTCTGCTGCTGTGGTCGTACACCGGTCAACGCAGCCCCGATCCGTACCGGCTACACCTGCACGGCTACGCCGTGCCTGATCCGCGCCAACCTGGTCGCCATCCAGATCCGTACCGATCCGCCTCGCCGCGCGCCACGTCGCTACGCTCGCAGGCGCGCACCTCGGCGGCATGCCAGGCCCGTGTCGACCACACCTGCACGGCTACGCCGTGCCTGGCTTCCACAGTCAGCGGTCGTGCACCAGTCAGCGCGTCATTTTCCGGCCGGAGGCTTCCGTAAATTCCATTCAGTATTTGCAACTTTCCGTAACTTCTGGTATAATACCTGTAATCGAAAGGAGATTCAGTCAGATGACAATTTCACCCGCCGTTCACAAGTTCCTCAGTTCCACCACCGTCAAAACCCTGGCCTGGCGCGCGTTCCAGTGCGGTAACCTGCGCGCCATCCAATACCGCATCAGCAGCAAAAGCCCCACCGGCGTCACCTTCGCCGCTCATTTCACCCGCCACGACTCCGCCGCCAAATACGCCCGCCGCATCAGCACCACGTTTCAGATCCCCGTCAAAATTACCCGTTCCCCGCTTGGCCACCAGGTCAGCGTCCCCGCACCCCGGCCCCACACCCGCCTGCCCGAGATGACCAACTGGATGATCCACGTCACCGGCGGCATCATGGGCCTGTACGAAACGCTATTCAATACCGGCCTGGGCCAGATCTCGCCCCGGTCAATTACTCAGAAAGGAGATTTTGCAAGTGTTTGATAACCTGTATCCAGAATTAGAAGAAAACGCAGAATTCGACCGCGAGTGGGCCGAAGCCGAGGAAGCAGCAGCCCGATCCGATTGGGAGGCAGCCCAATCCGACCGAGAAGCCGAGGAAGCAGCGGCGGACACAATCGACATCCCCGCCCTACTCGAAGCCGCCAGGCAAACGGCCACCATGCACAATATGACCGCCATCAACCACACCGGCAAACTGCCCTGTCAGTATAGCCTGCAAATCACCGTGGATCTGCTAACGGCCATCCGCACCGCACGCATGTACAAGCCGAACCGAATTTTTTACACCGACGATTCCCTATACATCTCCTGGGGAGATGATACGGATTATATTTATGCCAGTTACGTTTGTTTGTCGCCCGACGTCCACTAAAAAAAGCAGAAGCCCCCCAGGTCCCACAACCCGGGGGGCTTCCAGAAAGGAAACTTATCAGATGGCAGACAGTTTAAGCATTTTAACAGAAAAGTCAAATCGAATCTGGACCACCCCCCCAAACGATCTGTCCCCCCTCCCCCAAAAGATCGACGCTGCCCTGGCCCAAATCAAAAACGCCTGGCCCAAACTCTACCAGGCACTTACCCTCATCAATAGCGGTTCGGCCTCAATCCAAATGCGCCTCATCCACGGCGCCCGCCTCATCCAGGCCGGCGCGCTCACCCTTCCAGGGCAGGCCTACAGCATGCCCCTACCCGGGCTCGAGTCCTGGTCACACGAGATTGCCCGCTGTCGCGGCAACGTCCTCACACCGTACTCCCGCCAACAGCCAGATCTCCTATGGTGCTCCTGCCTCGACTACGATCTCGGCCACCACTCTCAAACCTTCGGTCGGCTCCACCCGCTCCACCAAATCCCCGGCGCTCCCGCCCTGGCCACCGGCCAGGTACTGTGTCCCGATGTGGCCGCCGTACTCCTGGCCGCCAAAATCCAATCAATCCCATAAAAGTGGGAAAGGAACTTTATCAGATGACCGCTCAAAAAATGAAAATCACCCTGGCAAATCCGAAGATGATCGACGAACCTGGCTTCGGCCTCCCCAGCCGCGATCAGCTCTATACCATCGCCGCCCGGCTGCTCAACCAGACCCGAGACACCATCTCGGGCATCGCGGCCCAGGGCCAGCACACCGGCAAAAGTTGGGACCGGGGCACGCTCACCATGGACGAGGCCCTCTACTGCGTCCAGTATGCCCTTTCACACGGCCTCAACCCCTTCGCGGATATACACATCTGGTGGTACAAGAAAATCATCGTGTGTGAGCATTACCGCATCCTCGCCGGCTGGGCCCGCCTCCGAGAGCCATACACCGACACCTACCGCCTGATCACCGACCCCGATGAACGCGCCCGCCACAGCCTCGAACCCGGCGACCTGGCCACCATCTGCTACATCATGCGCGACAGCCAGAAAGATCTCTTCGTCGAGTGCCTGCGCAACAGCATCGACAGATGGACCGCCATGGAAATAGCCTCAACCACCGCCATCGGCATCGTCCTCGATGCCGAGATGCGAAACAAGGAGGGGAAGCTCACCCGGATCGACGTGCGCGGTTGGGATTGGAACCAACGCGCGGAAACACGCGCCTTCCGCAACGCCCTGGGGCGATCCCACGGCACCCCCACCCCGGCCGAAATCCAGGCCTACGCCCAAAAATTCAACCCAGGGCTGTCCCCGGCGCTCCTGGCCGATCCCCGCCTCGATCCCAGCAGCCTGCCACCAGCAGCCCAGGAGCGACTCATGCGCCTCAACCAGCCCAGCCCCCTGGCCGGCCAGGTCATGAGCCAGAATGACCGCGTAACCCTGATGCGCGGAAAGGAGGAGGAACAAAACGGGATCGATTAACCCACTACCCAGCCCCGGCCCGGCGGGTGGCCGGGCCGGGGCTACAGCAAGAAAAAGCAGAAATAAAAAAGCGCTTTCCCTAAATTCCTATATGAATTTGTGCTTTTCCGCATCTTCTGGTATAATACCTCTAATTCAATCAATTCAGTCAGAAAGGAGCTTTACATGCCTTGCAACGGAATCGCAGTCCTATCAGCCCGAACCTCAGCCGACATCAAGACAATCACAGCCCTATTCAGCGCCAGGCAACTTCAAGCCGCCGTCCTGGCCATCCTGCCCGACAGCGCCACAGAAAAAACCGGCGATACCCTCACCATCCGCATCCCCGGCGCTCAAGCACAAATCTTCCCCGGCGGAGAAATCGCCGCCCAGGGCGCGCAGCGCGCCAAACTCGTAGCCGCCATCGAGGACCGAATCCTCCCCACCCTCACCGGCCTGGCCGCCCAAACCAAAACCCTATCCGCCCTACAGAACATTTACCAGCTGCAAAACCTCAAACGCGCCCCCAATGGCGCGATCGTTGCGGAAATCAACCTCTAAAAAGGAGACAATCATCAGATGAAAGCCCAAATCGCAATCACCACAGACGGAAAACTGACAATCATCACCCAGGAAGGGACCTTTGAACAGGGACAAGCCATCCTACTGGAACTGCTCCAAACCCTCGGCGTGAACGGCCTCGATATCACCGTAGATGGCCCCATCGAGCAACACCGCCACGACGACACTAACACACAGCACACTCACCAGCACGCCGGGTAACCCGCAACCCGTAAAAGTAAGAAAGGACACTTATCAGATGCAATGGTTTAACAGATTTTCAGAAATTTACTCCGCCGGCATAGCTCACAGTTTCATACTCCACTTCAACGTGAAAGACTATGCCGCCCCAGATCAGCCTTGCACCCCCGCCCAGTACCTCACAAAGCGCCTGGCTTCCCGTGACATAGTGGCCAACTACAGCCGCGATCAGGGTATCACCTTCCCCACCGCAACCATGGAAAAGAACGCCCTTGAAATCCTCGACCTCGACCAGCAACCGGCCAACGATCCCGCCCTGGCCGCCCTGGCCGCCCTCGGCACGCCCACCCCACAGCCTGGCGAACTCCCCCGCAGCCCCGGCCAGGCCCTCCCCCTGCTGGACAAAATCCTCAGGAATAGCTCCTCTGCCGCCGTCATCATCGAGGACGGCAGCCTCATTACCCCCGACGCATCCCTGGCCATCCTCCCCCCGGAAGACCGGGATAACCTGGCTATGCTGGCCCGATGGGGCCGAGACCCGAAACTTATCAGCAATGGCAACCCCATATTTGTACTAACCGACAATCTTAGCGCAATTCACAACGAACTGCGCACCGCCTCAAACCGATGGGAAGCCATCGAAATCCCACTACCCGGGCCAGAGGGACGACAGGCCTTCGTCAATCAATGGATGGAGAAAAACGCCAAATTCCTGGCAGACGAAGACGTTCGTGAGCCTCAGTCGAACGAAACCGAAAGCGCAAAAATCGCCGCACTCACCGCCGGCTTAAGCCTGGTCCAGGTCGAGGACATCCTGCTGCGCGGCAACCTGGCCGGAGAACTCACGGCCCGGATGATCCAGGAACGCAAGGAAACCATCATCCGCAACGAGTACGGCGACGTGCTTGAAATCATCGAGCCGAAATTCAGCCTGGCAGACATCGGCGGCCTGGCCCACGTCAAAGACTTCTTCACCAAAAATGTCATCCGCCCCATCAAGGACGGCCGCCGGGGCCGCGTCCCCATGGGCGTGCTGATGACCGGCCCAGCCGGCACCGGCAAAAGCATCATGGCCGTCGCCGTCGCCAAAGAAGCCGGCATCAACGCCGTCAATCTCCGAATTGGCGGCCAAATCGCCAGCAAATGGCAGGGAGAAGGGGAGCGAAATCTGGACAAGGCCCTCAGAGCCATCCAGGGCCTGGCCCCAACAATTGTCTTCATCGATGAAATAGACCAGGTCATTTCTCGCGGAGATGGCGGCAACCAGCAAAACAGCCGCATTTTCCAACGCCTGCTTGAATTCATGAGCGACACCGGCCACCGTGGACAGGTCGTCTTCCTGGCCGCCACCAACCGGCCAGACCTCATGGACGCCGCCCTGCACCGCCCTGGGCGCTTCGATAAAAAAATACCCTTCCTGGTGCCCGACCTGGAGGAACGCGATGACATATTCCGGGTAATGACCCGCCGCTACCTGGACATTGAGCCTCCAGTATCAGACGAAACCCTTACCCTCACCGAGGGCTGGACCGGGGCCGAAATCGAAGCCGCCGTAATCAAAGCCGCCGAAATCATCGAAGACGAGGACCAGGCCCCATCATGCGCCATCGACTCAGCCTGCGAACGCCTCTCCCCCTCCACCGCCGACATCGAACTCATGACAGCCCTGGCCATCCGAGAGTGCAACGACCGCGATCTCCTCCCACCCCGGTACCGGGAGATGCTCAACGACCGCCAGAAACTCGATGACCAAATTTCAGAAAAGAAAGGAAACATCAGCCGTGGATCCCGTACTTTATAAAGTCATAGACTTCCCAAGCAACGGAAAAGCAAAAATGTACCAGACAGCCAAGCAAACCCAACGCCAATACATCGCCCAAATCCTCGGCGAGGATGAAGAAAATATCACCGCTACCGATCCCGCCTGGGCCAGGCTCATGAAAGAAGGCGTATTAGTCCGGCTCCACATCGGCCGCTGGAGAGCAAAAACCAAACTCAGTTGGTCAGACCTGGGTATAGTCCTGGGCAACGAAGAAGACAAAAAGCTCCGGGGCGTGATCGACCTGGGCCACAAGAAACTGTTACCCGGGTCAATTCTCAAAGAGCTTGATGCCGCCGAAACCGGTGCACGCCGGTGGGTTGAAAAAATGTCGTATAGAACCTATTGGGGATTTTTTCTGCCGGTCACCGCCTACGAGGAATGGAAGAGCAAAAACGACGAGCTGAAGGCCGAATACTTCCGCCTCCGCCGCGACCTGGTCAGCAATTACGACCAGATGAAAAAAACCGTATTAAACGATTATCGGATTGCCGCCCACGAAGCCTACAAGCGCCTAGGCGCGCTCCACCCGGAGACATTGAACCGATTTCCGACTGAAAGCAGCTTCGTAGCCAACTTCCTGGAGATCATCGAGAGCCACCTCCCCACCGCCCTGGCCGTCCAAAACAGCTTCTATTACACCGCCGAACTGCAATACATCCCCCTCCCCAGCCTCCTGGCCGGCGAGCGGGCCGAGGCCGAACGCATCGAGGCCGCCCGCCTGCTTGAGCGCGAACAAGAGGAGGCCGCCTTCCGCCTCGAGCGGGAGCAAGAACGAGCCGCCAGCCAACTGATCTGGACAGAAGCGCAGTGGAAAGAGAAGCTCATGCGTGACATGCACGCCGACGTAATCGGCAAAGCGCAGCAGCAAAAAGAGGAAATGATCGATACGTTTCTCCGAGATCTAATCGTCCAACTCCGAGGAACCGTCTACCAGGCCACCACCGACGTCGTAGCCGCCATCCAAAAAAAGGACGGCCTGGCCCCCCGCAGCATTGTCCAACTAAAGAGCCTGGTCAAACAGGTCAAAAACCTCAACTTCTACGACGACAAGGAAATTGAGCAGATGATGGGGCCCATCAGGTCTATCCTCAACCAGGACGCCGACGATCGCAACGTCGCCGCCATCGAGCAACAACTACTCAACATCGCCACCGTGACCCGGGTCAGCCTCATGGAACTGGGCGAACTACCCCGCAGTGGTCGTAACATCGGCCTGGCCGATGACATAGAGGCCAAAGACCTAAACCGCGCCCGGCGGGAGCTTGGCCTGGCCGATGACATCGAGGCCGCCGAACTACCCCGTCAAAACCGCTCGGCTGAGAGCTCGCGCCGAAGCCGAATGGCAATAGCGCAATAGCCTTATAAATCAACCGGGGAGGCGGGGATATCCCCGCCCC